AAACAGTCAAAACTTCTGTTGAAGAAGTTAGCAAGTCCGTTACTGCAGCAGTTGGAGATTTAGTGGCAACTGTAAAATCAATTAATGATCAAATTGCCGAATTGCAAAAAAGCGTTGCAAAAGTAAACGAGGAAGTTACAACAATGAAAAACAACGCAGAAGAGTTTGGAAAGCGTGTTGACTCACTAGAAGATGATACCGCTATCCGCAAGTCTGGCGACCTCGGCGGGGTCGTGCAGGAAAACAAAATACAAAAAAGGTCGATGTGGGGCGGGCGTTTCCTCAATTCCGCTGACCTCTATCGTTAACATTCACTGGGAGGTGAAAAAATTATGTCAGAAGAAATTTTAGAAAAATCAGCAGCAACTGGATCAATCGTTTCAGGTGGAATTGGTGGAGTATCAACTCCTTCAGCAAACCTAGGACCTGCAGGTACAGCATCACCAGCCGATGGTGGCGGTATCTTAAATCCAGAACAATCTGCTCAATTTATCGAATATATTTTCGAACAACAAGTTCTTGCTCGTGATGGTCGCCGTGTAACAATGCGTGCCAACTCAGCAGAACTAGAGAAGTTAAACGTTGGAGAACGTGTTATCCGTGCTGCTGCACAAGCAGACGCAACATACACCAACGCTGGTGTTACTTTCACAAAGGTGGAACTTTCTACAAAGAAAATCCGTCTTGACTGGGAAGTATCAACAGAAGCACTTGAAGACAACATCGAAGGTGCAGGATTAGAAGATCACTTAGTTCGCACAATGACTCGTGCATTTGCAAACGATCTTGAAGATCTTGCTATCAACGGTACAGGTTCTGGTACAAACTCATTCCTTAACATTTTGGAAGGTTTCTATGTAAAAGAACAAACTGGTAACGATGCTGGTGGTACATTTGGTACAACCGTGGAAGATTTGCAAGCATTAGTTCTTGCAATGCCACGTAAGTATCGTGCATCACGCGGTGCAATGAAATTCTACGCTTCTAGCGAAACAGTAGCAGATATCATCAATGGTCTCGGCTCAAGCGGTAACTTGCCATCAGAAAGAATCGTAGAACGCGTTATTGACGGAGTAGCACCACAAACATTAGGTGCACCTGTTACATACCGTGTACTAGGAATTCCTCTAGTTGAAGTTCCTTTGATGCCAGCAGACTATATCTCATTGACATTCCCAGAAAACCGTATTTGGGGATTCCAAAGAGACATTACTGTACATCGCGAATTCCAACCTAAGAAAGACACTGTAGAATATACAACTTTCTTACGTTTTGGTGTTCAAATCGAAGAAACAGATGCAGTTGCATTCTCAAAGAACTAATTAACTTTTAGTTCACAGAAGGGGGGATAGTAAAATATCCTCCCTTCAATCTTTTTACAATGATATAATTAGTAAGGAGGAATTTTATTTATTATGGAAATATTAAATGAAAGACAATATAAAAAAGTTACTGGCCTAACAGCCACTTTTACAATTTCTCCAAGTGGAACATATACATTAGACTATGAAGACCTATATACAGGTGAAACATTCTCAGCATCAGCAACCACAATATCTGGAGCAGTATCATTTAGCCTTGACTCAAAATATTTAAACTATACTGGATCGCTAGCAGCATCAGTTAAAAACTCTATTGGTGATACAGTAATTTTAACGAATATTGAAATCATAAGACCATATTGCAATTTAGACACAGTAGCCTCTGCATTGAGCATTACTGATGGAAAAGAAATTGAATATGAAAGACTAGCAAGATATATTATAGACTCACAAACTCAAGGGTTTCCATTCCTTCGTAAAGAAAAAACAGTGGTTGGAAATGGATCCGACTATTTGCCAATAGATGAAAAAATATACAAGATTTATAAAGTATATGAAAATCAAGATTTACAATATGATTCTAGCCTAAGTGCTAGTGCAAATGACGTTGTTTATGCAATTACAAAAGATGGCACATCAATAACTAACGTAGACGATGAAACACCAGAGAATAAAGTCAATTATAGACAGGTATGGATGGAAAGATATCTAGATGTTCAATTTGCTGAAAATGCCGAATATACAATTGACGGAGACTTTGGATATAAAGTTGTTCCTCAAGACATACAAGAAGCATGTGAATTATTAATACAAGATATTAAAAACGATAATCTAAAATATATAAACAGATATATTGAATCATTTGATAATGAAGACTTTAAGATTAAGTTTGCTAAAAATCCAAGTACTGGAACTGGCAATATGTTTGTAGATAAAATTTTGGAGAAGTACAGAAACAGGCTTCGTATCGGGGTGTTGTAATGATTTTAGAGACATCTAGTCTTGACGACTTATTATTTCCAATGACAGCAGATGTATACTATGCTACAACTAGACAACAAGACTACGGCAATATATCTAAAACATGGGTATACGATAGAACAATAGATTGTTCAATTATTAGTGAATTGTCTACAAGAGGCTTTAATGGAGAACTTAGAACAAAAGGTACAGACTTTATCTATGACTCAAATGCATTTTTAAGAACTAAACAAGATCTAAGACAAGATAGTAGTGGAATTTATCATCCTATTACGTCTATATCAGTAACAAACATAAAAGATCCATCTGGAGCCTATGTATGGATCAATGGTCAAAACTTAGTTAATTCAGCAGGGGTAGTAAATACTAAATATGAAGTTAAAACTATAGTACCTACATTTGACTATAACCATAATCTAAGACATTTTAGACTGTACATAAGTAAGTCTCAAGTGCAAAAGTGGGAATCATGATTACAGCAAAAATAAATGTTAATAATGTCTCACAAGTTTTAAAGAATGTTGTTCAATATACAGATGGCTTTACAACAGAGTTAAAAAGAAACCAAAAGAAAATAACTAAGAATATAGCAGATGAATCAATAGATGTTTTCTACGATTATCTAGACGGCCTTGCTAGATCACATCCTGGAATGCTACACCACGTATATGAATGGGGTCAAGTTGGAAACCCTGGTGGAAGACTATTTGAACTAACATCTGCTTTAAAAGGTAATAATGCATTAGTATCTGCAGAGTTTTTGTATTCCGATACAACCCCGCCAAATAGTGATCAAGAATTTTTTGATAAAGCAAGAGTAATGGAAGAAGGAATAGAGGTAGTTATAAATGAAGTTAATGCCAAAGCATTGTTTTTTGAAGTGGATGGAGAAGAGTTTTTTAGAAGTGGTCCTATCGTAATAGCAAACCCAGGAGGTGCTGCAACAAGAGGATCTTTTGTTAGAGCATTCAATGAGTTTTATGGGATATATTTTACTAATGTATACTTGGACTCAATAGGATTTTATAAACACTTTTCTAACCCTAAAGAATATAGTAATAAATTTAGAAGTGCTGCTAAAAATAGAAATGCAAGATCAATAGGAAAACAAGCAGCATTATCTTGGATCGTAAAAGGACCAGGTGGTAGACGATGAAGATTTATAGACCAGAAAACATTATTAATGAATATGTTTGGGAACAGTTTAAAACTCAGGCACCAGCCTTTTATAACCTATACCCTAAGACCGTAGGTGGTCCAGACTTTATACCATTTTTCCCAGCGGGTGCAGGAAATATTCCTCCTGATATATTAGAGAATGATTTACCATATATTATATTTGATAAGTTTACAAAAGTAAGAACAGGATCATATAAGTATTTTTATCCTATAAAAAGTGAGCAAATGAGATATACAATTTATGGTGGGTCTTTATATGGAGATGCTCCTAACGGTGCAGATAGATATGGAGTAACAATCAACCTAACAAGTCTTATCACAGCAATTTTAGATAGAGAAGATACCGCAGCACAAGATATAAATCAATTTGCTGGAACATTAAGAGACTATGATGAATCTACCTATCCAGACTTATTTAAGTATAGTTTTCACTGTATCAATGTGTTTCAGTCAGGGTATGCAGAAAGTCAACAAGATGTATCTGATTTAATGGAATATAGACCATCTAGAGATCTTATTATCAAATATGACTATCATTCTAAGCAATATAATGAGTAATAAATAGGTATATAATTAGTATTGAGGAAATCGCCCCACTTTTCCTAAAAACAAGGAAGGTGAAATAAAATATGGCATTAGGTAACAGCAACCAAATTATCGTAGGTGCCGCTCGTCTGTTCGTATCAAAAGGAACAGGTGGCAAAGGTGCCTTGAAGTACTCACAAGGTTCTGGATCAGCAGCAGTTTATAACTTTACTGGTTCAGGTAGCGTATCAGGAATTCCTTCATTCGTATCTGGAACACCGTTCGCAGACACAATGGAAGCATCATCTGATTATAACAACGTAGGTTACACCATGAACGGTTTGGAATTACAATTCCAACCAGACTTCGGTGAAGTCCAAGTTGATCAATTGCTAGACGTTGCAAAACTTTACAAACAAGGTATGCAAGTTAACATGGCAACAGCATTTGCTGAAGCAACACTTGAAAACTTATTGTTAGCAATCGCTGCTCCAAGTACAGATAAATACGATGGTGCAACTGAAGATACACTAGTCTTAAACTCTGGAGAACTAGGATCTGTTCCAGTTGAACGAGCAATCGTTGCAATCGGACCAGGATCTGGAGACCCAGACGCAACTGGTGCATCAGCAGTAGAACGCGTATATGTAGCACACCGTGCACTCTCAATTGAAAGTGTAACAGTATCTGCAAAACGTGACGAACCATCAATGTTCGAAGTATCATTCCGTCTACTTCCAGCATCAAATGGATCATACGGTAAAATCGTAGATCGCGTACGTGGTTAAAAACAATTAAATAGACACTTAGCCCATCTCTCTTGTCGAGAGGTGGGTTTTGTGCTATAATTTTACTATGTCCTTAAGGAGGATAAATGGCAACAAGTGTCTATGAAATTGTAGAAGTTGAATTACAAGACGGTACGAAAGTAACAATGAAACCTTTAAAAATTTCTCTATTGAGAGATTTTATGAAAGAGTTTCAAAAAATATCAGACACGTCAATTGCTGAAGACAATATTAAATCAATGGATTTGCTTTTAAGTTGTGCTGCAATTGCTATGAAGCAATACAAGCCTGAAATAGCAGATAAAGCAAAATTAGAAGAACTTATTGATTTACCAACAGTTTATAAAGTAATTGAAGTGGCTGCAGGAATTAAGTTGAACGACCCAAACGCACTAGCGGCGGCTCTAGTTGGTCAGAACTAGATCTCGCCGAGATAGAATCTAAAGTATTTCTTCTAGGACTTTGGAAGAATTACGAGGAACTGGAGAATTCTTTATCTCTACCTGAATTAGTAGAAATACTAACTACTAAAAGAGAAGAAGAATATGAAAACAAAAAGTTCCTTGCTTCACTAAAAGGAATAGATTTAGATAAAAATTCTAAGTCGTCTCACGATGCTTGGGAAGCACTAAAGGCAAGGGTTTTCAGCAATGGAAAAACCTCTAACCCTAATGACATAGTGGCACTGCAAGGTGTTGCTGCAAAGCAAAAAGGCTTTGGGATTGGTCATGGGTTAGATTACGAGGTGATTAGTTAGTGGCTGATGTAGCCAAGGGTATTATTGATATTGAGATCAATACGGGTAATGCCGCTGCCCAATTAAAGGCTTTACAACAACAAATAAACGCATTTACAATTGCGGTAAATAAAAATAATAAATTTCAAAGTAGTGCCACTGCTAAATATACTACTGAATTACAAGACTTAGTTAATGCAAGCAGATTCTTTACTGCTGAAACCGTAAAGATGAAAACATCTGCTGGTGCATTAGATGCTACCCTAAGAAAAGGTCAAGCAACTCTAGGTCAATTTTTTAATGCTAAATTTAATAGAAACAGTGCTTTATTTGCTGAAACAATGGGTCTTGCCGCAGAGCGTTCAAGAACATTACAAACTCAATTTATAGCCACAACTGGTGCATCAAGAGGCATGCAAGAGGCTCTTGCTATCAGACCTCTAGCAGCATTTAGTTCCGAGATGGCTATTGCTACACAAAGATCTCAAATTCTTACTTCGATGTTTAAGCAAGGAACAACACAATTAATTAACTTTGGTAAGAATGTTCAGTGGGCTGGTCGTCAGTTGATGGTTGGTTTTACACTACCGTTGACAGTATTTGGATCAACTGCTGGCAAAACATTCATGGAACTAGAAAGACAAGCAGTAGCATTTAAAAAAGTTTATGGAGACATCTTTACCACACCTGCAGAATTACAAGGCAATATGGATGCTGTTATGGCTTTGGGTAAAGAATATACAAAATATGGAATTGCAGTTAAAGATACAGTTGGCTTGGCTGCTCAGGCTGCAGCAGCAGGTCGTAGAAATAAAGATTTAACAGACGCAGTAACTCAAGCAACTAGGTTATCAACACTTGGTCAAATGGATCAAAATCAAGCACTTGATACAACAATTGCTTTGCAGTCAGCATTTAGACTTAGTGGACAAGAGTTAGCAGATACAGTTAACTTCTTAAACATGGTTGAAAACCAAACTGTAGTAAGTTTACAAGATTTAGCAGCAGCAATTCCACGTGTGGCACCAGTTATTAAAGGTTTAGGTGGAGACGTAAAAGATATGGCTGTATTTCTTGCAGCAATGCAGGAAGGTGGAGTATCCGCAGAGCAGGGTGCAAACGCACTAAAGTCAGGTCTTGGATCTTTAATTAACCCAACAAAACAAGCAAAAGAAATGCTTGCTGGATTTAACATTAATCTAGATGCAATTGTCCAAAGAAATCGTGGAGATTTAATGGGCACTGTAATGGATTTCGCAACAGCACTTCAAACTTTAGATGAATTCTCTAGACAACAAGCATTAGAGCAAGTATTTGGTAAGTTCCAATACGCTCGTCTAGGTGCACTATTTGAGAATATAGTTAGAGATGGATCACAGGCAAGTCAAGTTATAGACACTATGGCATTCTCCTCTGAACAGTTAAGACAAACTGCTGAGAGAGAGTTGTCTGTTATTGAGCAATCATTTGGTGTGCAATTAACCGCGGCTATTGAAAAATTTAAATTAGCAATTGCTCCTATAGGTCAATTATTTGTTCAACTTGCTATTCCTGTTGTTAATTTCTTAACTAAGATAGTAGAAGGATTTAATAATCTTCCTGACTTTTCAAAGAAATTTATAGC